TCTCCTCGGACGTAATGCCGGAGAGGTTGCCCGCAATCTGAGACTCTTCGAGCAAATTCGATGGCAGGTTGCGCGTGAAGGTGGCGCGTACGGTTGTCCATGCCTTGGCGTCTAGGCGTGTGTTCCCTGCGTAGTTACAAAGCAGCTTCCAGCGCCTAGAGAGTGAACGGCGGAACTTCCTCTGCTTTACTACGGCGATATCACTCATAGCCTGCAGGCGGTACTTGATAGCAATGCCGGAGCTGGTATCGAACTTCTCGCTTGAGAGGTCTGACACCATCGACAGAACGAAGATAAGACGCTCAACACGATCAATGAAGTTTTCCTGCGTGCCGTCTGCGTCAGGCTTAGACAGAAACTCAACGGTGACGTTTGCCGCGTCTCTCGAGTCCAAGTTGATGATGCGCGAGTCTCTCAGATTCTGCAGTGTCTCATCGTCCAGGCGTGCACCGAGAATCTTCAGATAAGCGTCAGCGTAATACTCGACATCGTTGGCCTTCTCGGAGATTGCCTTGTTGTATGCGTTAATGAGTGACATAACGCCCTCAAACAATCCGAGGCGCTCCTCATTGTCTACATACTCAACCACAGGCACATCGTCAAAGCCGTGAATGACGGGTTCACCGAAGATGACCTTCGAGCCGTCCATCACGAACGGCGTCTCGAACATTGAGTCATAGAGTGTTCCGCGCAGTGTGTCTCGGGCATTGTCGAAAAGGTTATCGTCCAACCAGAAGCGCACCGCATAGATGATGTCATTCTCTACCGTGTCATCGCGGACAACGAAGCAATTCATCGGTGTCACTGAGCAAGAACGCGCGAAAGCTTCCTCGTCGCGCCACATGAGCTCGTAGCCTGCGCCATAGATGTCCGCCAGCTTAGAAAGCTCTGCGTCTAGGTCGTCAGAGTCATTGACCGCGCTCCATACGTCCAAATACTCCGCGAACGCTTCATCGTCTGCCGTTGTGCGAATAGGAACGCCCAGGAAGTAGCCGACCATGGAGTCCACGATCTGCTTGGCGAAGTTGGCCACGAGTCTATTGTCTGGCTTGTATTCTGCCTTTTCCTTCTGGTGCAGAATGTCGTGGTCGCCTTCGTATGCTTTACGAAGGCTGGCCAAGCGGTTAACCTGCTTTGCGCGGTAGTCCACCAAAAGCTTGCCAAGAAGCTCCGCGGTCATCTGTGTGTCCTTTGGTAGGCGGTAGCCGCCCCTTGGCTCAAACGTGGAAGCGTTTGCTCCCTTAACGTCAGCACCCACTAAATGCCTCCTCTAAATAGTCGAATGGTTGGCGCGTTGTCGTGTAAGCGAATAGCGCAAGAGAGGGAATCAGGCGCGTCATCGTGCTCTGCTCCCTCGGTGAAGTCCATGACTTCGTTCCAATAATCGACGCTGGCTTCGCGGACACTCTCAAGCCTGGACAGCTTGGACCAAGTGCCGCGGCCATACGTCGCAATCTTGATGAACTTGTTTGCGGTCTCTGAGTATGTGTGGACGGGCAACCCGTACCCGTCGAGCTTGTCTGCCACGTAACCTTTATCCGCGTTCTTCTCCATGTAGACCGTGCCAAGTCTCAGCTCACGATGTAGTTCTAGGATGCGCGCCATGCATCTATCGACGTGCGTCTCGCGGTACAGTTCACCGTGGACGTATGCCTCGTCGCCCACCCACTTGATACACGTGATGGCCGTACCGTCTGAACCGCCATAGGCCGCGTCCACATGCATAATGCCGTCGAAAAGAAGGCTCTCGTCTTTGAAGGTCTTACAATCGCCCTCGAAGACCACGCCCTCCTCTGCCACGTGGCGCAGTTCGTAGTTAGCCGCAAAGAGTGAGTGCGTCATCGACGCCTTCAGTTCTGTAGCGGCGTCCACACTCACGAGTCCTGTAGAATCCCATGGCCACTTCTCAGCGGGCGGCATGATGGTAAACGCGTCGTCTTTGTGCCACGGTGTTCCCGTGTTGATGATGCGTCCGCCACGGTTCTTGACGTTCTGAAGCTCGCGGTAAATCTGCTTTGTGCGCTCACGCTCAGCACGGCTCACGCGGTCACGCAGTGTGACGATGTCGTCCGTAAAGATGATGTCCCAGTGCTTACCGGTGAGAGAGCCACCAATGCCGATGCCCGTCAGTTGCGGTGAGCCGGAGACGTTACACGCGAGACTTGTCGATATTGCCGTAGAGCTTGCCGTGGTCAGCTTCAGTGGCTGGCCGTAGATGCTCTGCGCAATCTCCTGGGTAAGAGGATGTTCAACCATGCGTTTGACCGCCACGAGTACTTCCGCGACGTCATTCTCGCCTTTGCGTTGGAATCCCACCGTCAAGTCCGGACGGGTGAGCAATATCAGCCACAGAGCCACCCCGACGCAGGTCGTCTTGTATGAACCACGGTGAGACTGAAGCGTCATGTCACCGTGGCCAAAGACCATCTCATGGATCCATCTATCGTGAAGTCCTTCGCGCAGAAGGTCATAACCCAGCTCATGCGCCAGGCGAACCGGGTGCTTGGTCATAAGCGTCGCGAGTGCTCTATTTGTCTCCATCGCTCTCTACCTCGTCGAGCAAACTCTTAAACGCGGCGCTAGCTTCCTTAGCGTTGGCGGATACCTCCATTTGCTGCACAGGTTTCTGTCCGGAAGAATCGCGGACGAACTCAGCCGCGCGAACGTCTCCTTCAAGCGCCTGGGTGAGCATGGCAAGCGCCATGGCTTCACTCGCGGTCACGTTCTTACCCGTGAGCCCTGCGATGGTGGATGCCTCGGACAGCTTGCCTGGCTTCATCGGCATGGCGAGAAGATCTAGAAGCGTCTCACGAATCTCGCGTCTGCGCTTCTGAACCGCGTTAGACTTCGCGGCACCCTTCTTGCCTATCGCGCTCAGCTCCTCTTTAGTGCGCGCGCTGTTAGGCGTTAGGTTCTTCGCCGCGTTCGGATTGTTTAGTCTTGCCATCTAACTCCCTAATAATTGCCAACTCACGCTCGGAGAGGTCGAACGCATACTCTTCCACTCGTGCCTCTGCTCGTGCCTCTACTCGTGCCAGCCTGCGCGTCATGTCGCTCGATAACAAAAAGCCAGCACCATACATCGCTTTTCGCAGTGGCTTCTGGCTTTCAAGTTGTCGAATGAAATACGTATCAGTTTTGGGAATCTCTATCGTCTCGCCTTTGCTGGATAGCCTTCCCAAGCGCGTGGCCATAAGGACACACTTCGGATAGTTGAGCTTCGGTTGCTGTTTGTTTTCTTGCTTACACGCTTCCTCGATTATGTCCTTCAGCTCCGGCGTGGTGATTGCTGCGTTGACCGTGTCGAGGTTTGTAACGAATGAGGTGCGCACCTTGGCACCGTTAGCGTATTCAATGTTTGCGAACGTACACACCGCGCAATCAATCATGTCGCGCATGAAGATGGTGAGCGACGGCGCAAACAGAAAGTACTTAATTCCGTGCTCTGTGTACCACCTACGGATGGATGCCAGGATAGAAAAAGGCGGGTTGTCTATAACGACGCAACCCTCTGGATATTCCTCGCTCTGGTAGTCTCCGCCTGGACAGAATGGTCTAACGATTGGTGCGTCGCCTAGATCATACTTATCTCGCACCCACTCAAGTACGGCGTCATACACCGCGGGGGGGTAAAGCAATCGTCGGTGGTCAGCTTTGGCTTGAACTTCTCGACGAATGCTTCATAGTCTTCGAGTTTTTCTTTGCTTGATGACGATACGCCCATTTGTATAAACCTCTCCACTTATGCATAAAAATGAATATTGAGCTAACAAAAAAGCGCCCTCATTTCTGAGAGCGCCCGAGTCGCTTTGTTAACTTTCGTACATTCCTACGGTATCAAGATAGCACGTTTTAATATGAATATAACTTCAAGATTATGCACGATTTATGAATATTCTTCTTGCTTTATACACAGCTTAGCAATACCCACCGCGTTTGTAAACTCCAAAGAACGTTCGCGCAGCTTGAATGCTTGACGCATGGAAACGTGCGCCCTCTTGGCCGTCTCCGCCCACGTGTAACCTTCGACGAAGTACAACTGCATCACGAGGGCCGCGTCTTGGCCGAGCGCTTCGCCGATTGTGTTGCACGCGGAGTAACCGTCAAGAATGACGCTCTCCAATTCGTCTAACAAACCCTCTAGAAACGCTTGTGCGCTAATCTCCGCTATGCTTACGCGCGCCGTCGGGTCAGAAGTCGAATTCTTCGCTCCCGCACCTCCTGAAGCCTTTAGAGGCTCTCTAACGGCGTTCAGCCTGTTGCGCGCGCTTGTGATGTCTTTCGCGGCCTGCCTAACACTCTCCCACCATTCCAGCCCAGTCATGCCACTACCTCGCCTTTTTCTACAATTCCTCGACCGAGAAATAGATGCCCATGATGTCAGCGTAGCCTTTGTCGAGACTCTCGCTGCAGATAAAGCGGTCGTCTTCAATTATCCCACACCTGGTCAGACAGTCTTCAAACGTCTTCAGCATGTTCGACATGTCCGGCTTTTCCGTCATGGGGGTGCCATCGGGATGTTTGGGGCTCGCAGGAAAGCACCACTTCACCACACAGCGCAGTGGCCCGGTAAGCGGCTGGAAGTTCTCCGACACCTTCGTGACCGACTTCAACCACACGCAAATCAGACCCTCCGCGGTCTTCAGTTCGTCCGACTTTCGGATGGCGGCGTGCATTCCCTTACCACCGCCCACAATGTACGCCACAAGGGCGTTGTGCGTCACGCTCGGTGGCTTCATGGGCAAGAATGCCGACACGCGCCTTTTCGCGTCTTGTGCGGGCTCTCCGTGGCTTGTACGGCCGCCCGCTCTTCTTCTTGGGTCAACCACATCAATCAATCTCCTCAATGTGAATCGTGAATCGTGAAATCTCAAAAAAAATGGAACCGCGCCAATTACGCGGGCGCGCGCGGAAATGTTCAAGAGCTTGTGGCAAACGCACCCTAGCACTAGCCTCAGCGTACAAGGGGCGTTTGGCGCGCGCCCTTGGCGCCAAACCCCTGTGCTAAGGGTGCATTGTCCAAGGATTGAATACGAAAAAATCACCATTACCACCAAAACAGGCATATATGTATATATAAGCGGTATTGCCGTTTTGGTGGCATTGCTATTCATCGTCGTCTAAAAAGTCATCTTCAGCTGTGGAAATGGCATCAAAAAACATCGTCATTTTGCGAGTGCGGCCTCGTGAGCCCTCAACCTCAATCTGAGTCTTACCAATCGGACACCATTCTTGCTTGGCCCAGTAGTAAATATTCTTTTTATTCGGCTTCACTTCGTACCCCTCCGGGTCTATGCGCGTTCCGATTCGCTCCAGCAGATCCTCTGGAGTAATAAAGCCGTTATCGTCCGCGCAACCATCCGCCACCGCTCTGTCGTAAGCGTCCTGCATGAGCTCCGCCGCTTCCTTCTGGATGCGGTGGTTCTTCGCCAGCTTACTTTCGCGCCCTTTGGCGAATGGGTCAGCGCCTTCCGTCTCGAACTTAGCGAGCATGCCCGTTGGGTCGTCGTAGAACCTCGGCCACTTGAAGATAACGTCGCGCTCTGGCGGTGTAGGAAAGCTCCTCGTGGTCATGGATACGCGATACGCCGGGCAATCGTTCAAGCGCGTGCGGCGGAACTCCTCCGGAATCTCCAGCGGCGTAAAGTCACACATTGAATCCGCGTCACGTGCATAAACGCCAGAGCCACTCATGCGGTCCATTGCCTTCTTCTGGCCAGCGGTACCCTTTGGATGGTGATGCGCATAAACTACGGTGCATCCGCACTCCTCCGTGATACGGTCGATGGCGTTCGTGAACTCTGCTACCATGCGCGAGTCGTTATCGTCTCCGCCGTTGACCTTATAGACCGGGTCAACGATGACCATGGTGAAGAAACCCTTTTCGCCACGTGCTAAAACACGGCGAATCAAGATAGGCGTTAAGTCCTTCATAAGGCGAGCCTTGCCGCGCAGATTCCATGAATAAAAATTGGTCTTTAAATCATCGAGTGCGCCAGGCTGTTTATCACCGTGACGGGCGTCCCAAACCGTATGGAGACGCTGTCTAAACTCATTCGCTTCAATTTCTAGATTTACGTATAAAACGCGTCCTTTGATACATGGCATACCCAGCCACGTGCTACCCGTACAGACCGCCTCGGCTAAGTCAATGAGCGCGTAGGATTTACCCATCTTAGAGTCGCCCGTGAGAATCATCTTCTGTCCCTGGCGCAGAAGTCCCGCGCCCTCGACACCAATAAGCGGCGCGTTAAGCTCAACCGGCTCGTCCCAGTCTGAACAGTCGGCCTCGTCTGGAAGGTCATCTTCCGACTCGTCCGCCCATTTTTCCCATTCGTCCCAGTCCTTGCAGCCAATGTTGAGTTTTAGAAGTCTCTGACGGTTTTTGCCGCGTGTGATGCCTGGCATACGTGAGAGACGGCTGGGATTCTTGTTGGCCATGTCAGGCGAGAATTTACGACGTGCACAGAACTGATAGAGCTTCTCCACGCGCTTCCTGTACAAGTTTTCATCCGTGCCTGCGTCAATGTGGACGATAGCGTGAACGCTTTTATTGCCGCTTGATACCACGGCCACACACGGAAGCTTCATCGCCTGGATCATGCCAAGCTGCTTTTCTACTTCTAGCGTGTCAGACTCAACAAGGGCGTATCTAAACTCGGTAATGTTTTGGTTGGAGCGTCCCTTACCGTCAACCGGGTTAAAGCAGATCCATGCGCCAGCCTCCGGGTTCCAGTCGCCCAGCACTTTGCCCAAGTCTCCGTCGCACTTGGCAAGCTCCTCTCGAAGCTCGCCTGCGTTTCTGTCCCAATGGCCGCGCTTTGGCATATACTTGCCATCTTTCTCATAAACCTCATTGACGTAGCACACACGGTCAGAATCTTCAAACACTGCCGCCAGGTAGTCCGTCAAGTCCTTAGCTTGGTCCCACTCGCCGTCCATAACATCAACGTCAACCTCGTCCGCCCAGTCTGGTGTAATGCCGAAGGCGTCGCCCGGGTCGATAATTTCATCGTCCCAACCAATGGCGTAACTCTTTGTACCTGGCGACCATCCACGAGCGCGCGCGAACGCGATAATGGTTCCGCTTTTAACGCGTGACGGTGAGTTGCCGAAGCTTTTCCACTTACGCTCACACTCACCCTCGTGGTAGCGGTAGATGTCCATGCGACTCCACGCATCCCAGTCCTGCCATGAAAAGCCGGACTCATGAAGCGCCATGCCACAGTCCACCCACTGTTGGTAGTCAAGCTCTGAGGGATCTATCCAACTAAGCGCCTCCAGGAGGTCTTTGTGGTCGCCTTTATTTCCCATAGTTATTCACCACATCCACAAGAGCACGATAGAAAGGCCTGATTTTTACGAATGCCATATCCAGTGACATATCGATGACCTCAATACCGCACGCCTCGGCCACGCGGTTTTCAATCTGCGCGCCTTTGCTCTTCGTCCATCCAGGAAGTAGAATCATCACCCCATACATTGGATAATAGGGCTCGTCTTCACCGTCTCTGACCCTAAGCGATAGAGCCTGCACACACGTGGCCATGGCGGCCTCATATGGAGAGTCTGAAGGTATCTCTGTGGCTGGGTTGAACACCATGCCATCGCTTACCTTATGCAGAACCTTCTCCATGAAGATGAAGGGGTATTTGTACCCCTTCACGCCTGTGATTGGTCCAGACAGGTAGACGTTTCTACCCTTTAGAAACTGAAGGTCGCTCTCCGTGACATCTTCTGCAGCAAGCTCCGCGAGCTTGTCAGTGTATTCATCGAGGTTCATTTCAATACATCTCCTAGTCCTAGACTTGCGGACAGATCTGCGAGCTCGTCGAATCTTGTCTTTGCTTCTTCGTTAGCGAGTGGGCCGTTGATGAAGTCTTCCGCGTACTTCAGCGCATCCTCTGCGCTTTCCTTCTTGGCCACTGAGGCAATGGTGCAAAGTGCCGCGGTAAATCCTATGTCGAAGCCTTCTTCGCGGCCAATGTTATAGAAGTCTTTAGATAGCGTCTTCAGAAGCTCAGCATCGAATGCAGACATTCCTATATTTTCAAGATCCATTAGTCTCTCCTTAGTGGCATGCTTGCTACCATCGCGACAATAATTGCGATAACTCCAATACCAGCAACAACCGCAACGTTTTGGGTATCTCCCGTTGCAGGAAGTGCCGCCTTCTTCTTTGCCTTCTTGGCTGGCTTTACTGGTTCGGGCTTAGGCTCTGGCTCGTTATCCTGTGGCGTTGGTACTGGCTCGGGTGTAGGTGTTGGAGTTGGCGGTGTCTCGGGTTCGGGCTGTGGCTCGGGCGTTACTGGCTCAGTTGGACGATTGTCACCGTTGCCATTACCGCCGCTGTCCTGGCTAACGTATTGATAACGTGAACCCTGCGTAGTCTCGCGGCTCTTAAGCTGAATTGCGTTCGAGGTCGTCTCTGTGCCTTCAGTCTCGTAGTACATGAAGTACTGGTTGCCTTGGAAATCAACGCTGGACAAGTCCCACGTAAACGTATTGCCGTTAATGGTTGGCTCGGGAACGTTGATACGCACCCAGCTTGCAGGGTCAATGTTGCTGTATGCGTCCATGTGAACGCGGTAGAGCCTAAACGAACCAGGAATAATGCGTGTGCCGTCCTGCGCTGTATCCTCTAGTACAACGTTCGTGAGGTTGTCCGCTGCGTGGTTCAGGCGGACTGACCACTCGACCGTGCCGTGGTCGGTTTTGACGCCCCACTTTGCGATGATCTCGTGCTGGATAATGCCGTAATGCTGCGTCTCGAAGCTGGTCTCGACAACCTGCCCCGTGGCTTCATCAATGAGCCTTAGCGTGGTTGTTCCCGCTGCTGCGTCGGCTTTGACGTGAGCCGCAAGCCAAAGCGTACCTTGCACGTTTTCTTTGCCTTCGACCCATGATGTGTAAGTGATTGTGGCGCGTCCAGGAGTCACTTGCGCTGTTGCCATAACGGCACCGTCTGGCGCGTAAATGTCGAAGCTGGCCGCGTTTGTTGCTGGGAAGTCGAGAATATCGGGGATACTCAGCGAGAACGTGTCACCCTCGTGAACTTCACCTTGCGCGCTCCAAGAAGCCGTCAAGTAGATGTCTTGGTTCGTGAATGCAGAGGTTAAGTCCTGCTTGTTTTTGTCGGTGACTTTGAAACTGGTAATCGTGGTCGGCACGGTTTGCGCGTGTGCAAATGCTGGAACAAAAACCAGCACCGCAAAGACGCAGACAGCCAGCCATTGAAGAATCTTCTTCATTGTTAAAGCCTTTCTATTTGGTTGTGATAAATAGGGAATTATTTATTTGGATCATACGTTGCGGGGTCGATGTCGCGCGGAACAATCCAGCGGTTCATGGCCAAGCGGCTCATCATGTGGCTGGCTTGCTCAAACGTCCAAAGCCCCGGATGCTGGAAGCCTTTGCGCTCCAACATGCGCACCTGCTTAGGTGTGGCCAGATGAGCATCGATGCGCTCACGAGCTTTCTTCAGCACCAACTCCGCGTATCCCTGCGTCATGCCGGCCGGGTCAATGCCAAGCTTCTCCAATTGCTTGGACTGCGCGTCTGTGGCGGGGTTTTCTTCCCACGCAAACGATGGCTCGAAGGTCTGCAGATCTAAGTCGCAAATACTGACTGCGTACTGCAGAGGGTCAACAAATTGTGCTTTACGTTTGCGCATACGCTCCAGCTCTGCCGCCACTGCAAGCTCACGCTCTAAGGCCACATCTTGCTCGGCGATTGGTTCAGCGCCTAAGAGATCTATAGCGCCTTCTGTCTCCTGCGTCATTTCAGTAATGCGCTTGGCCACATCATCGGACGTGGCGAACAGTGCCGCCGGGCGTACAAGGTTATGGCGTCCCGTCATCCACAAGAAGTCGAGCAGGAGAAGCTTCTCTTTGCCTGTCTCAGGCGAGAGACGAGTCCCTCGGCCAACCATCTGAACGTATAAACTTCGGCTCTTGGTCGGACGAAGGCACACAATACAGTCCACCGCGGGACAGTCCCAGCCTTCCGTCAGCAACATCGAATTACAGAGTACTTGGTACTTTCCGCGGTTGAAGTCCGAGAGAATCTCCTCGCGGTCTTCTGACTGTCCGTCCACTTCACAAGCCATGAGTCCGCGCTCGATAAGCTTCTCCGTGAACTTCTTGGCCGTTCTAATAAGTGGCAAAAACACCACAGTGCGCCTGTCCTGGCAGCGCGTAACCATAGCGTCCGCAATGGCGTCCAGATAAGGCTCTAGCGCGTCTCCAAGCTGTCCGGCTTGGTAGTCTCCGTGCGTTACTGATACGCTCGACAGGTCAACCTGCAGAGGTACCATCTCCGCTTCAATCGGACACAAATAACCATCGTTAATGGCGTGCGCCATGTCGTACTCGTAGGCGATGGAATCGTATACCTCGCCGAGGTCTTTGCGGTCTGCTCTGTCAGCGGTTGCGGTAACGCCTAGAACGTTGGCGCTATTAAAGTGGTCGAGGATGCGGGTATAGCCTTCCGCGAGTGTGTGGTGAGCTTCATCCACCACGATACAGTCGAAGGCGTCTGGCCTAAACTGTGACAGCCGGCTCTCGCGCATAAGCGTTTGAACCGAACCGACCGTGACCGACGTCCAGGAGTTGAGGCTGGTATTCTCCGCCTTCTCCAGTGCACACTTCAGATTGGCGGTTTGCTCAATCTTCGTCGCGGCTTGCTCTAAGAGCTCACCGCGGTGCGCCAGGATAAGAGAGCGCCCGCCGCGTGATGCCACACGACGGACGACCTCGGCGAAGCATATGGTCTTACCCGTTCCGGTTGCTTGAACCAGCAACGTGCGCTTTCGACCTTGCTCCCACTCTCTGAACACTGACTCAACCGCCTCGACCTGATAGGGTCTCAGCTCCATAATTACAGCCCCTGATACTGGCTAGGCTGTGGTGCTACCTGTTGAGGTTGCACAACGCTCTGGGCAGGAATAGTGGCTTGCTGTGGCTGCGGTGCGTACACTGGCTGCGCCTGTGGTTGTGGCTGAGTGTAGTACGCAGCGGGCGCGGCCTGTGGCATTGGAGCTGGCGCAGGTGCGGCTGCGGGTGCGTTTGCTGGATCTGGAACGATGAAGTCGTCCACTTCGTTGTAATCCTTGCCGTTATAGACGCGCGTCTTAATCTTGCACTTGCCGCTCTTGCCGATGATATTGTTCCAGTCAACATGGAACTTCTGGCCTGAGGTACTTCCCGCTGGCATGTCTCCGATTGACTTGGCAAACTTTGAAAGCTTGAAAGCTACCGCGCTGGACAAGAACAAATTAGTAAATACGGTGGTCTCCTGGACGCCATTGGAACACCTTAGCGTCAGCTTGGCCATGGAACAAGCGTCCATCTTCTCGCTTCCGTCGAAGTGTCCACGCTCGAATCCTGTGATGGTGAAGTCGTAGACGCCAGGCGTGAGCAACACAAACTCTGGCTCTCCTGGGTCAATAATCTCGTCGTCCCAGCCGATTGCGTAACCTTTAGTACTAGCCATTTTTTCTCCTTTTTCTAGCTAATAAATACCGATTTAATTTAATTGAATGGAACAGGCGCGCTCTTTGCCGCTTCAACAGCGCGCGCAGGCAGGATGTACTTGTTCATCACGGTGTCCCAACCACTCACGAGGTAATTTGCGAAGTCTTCTGGGTAGTCTACAGGCGAGCACTCCGCAGGGAAGTTTTCAGTCTTTCCAACCGCGTCTCGAAGCTCTGCGTCTGTGACCTTGTTGGCCACCATCAGATCTACAAGCTTCTTCATGCGCTCCGGGTAATCTGGCGCGGTGTATTCATCAGTCATGGTTGTTGTGGTTGTTGTGGTCGGCTCAGCCCGTACGGGCGCGACCGGTGCGGCTGGTGCGGCTGGCGCGGTCTGTGGTGCTACCGTGGCCACCGGAGCGGCTGGAGTGGCTGCAGCTTGTTCTGCCACCATGTCGGGGATAACCTCGCCCAGCTGTACGGGCATCTCGCCCAGCTTCAGTGGAAGCTCGTCAGGTAGTCCGAAGCGGTTCTTTGCGTCCCACGTGGGGGCGTGGGTGGTACGAATAACACGCGCTCCGCCTGTTGCCTTAGCCTTACCGGCCTTGTTCGTCTCGACGTAGGTCTTATAGTCACAGAAGAGCACCATGTCCGCCCACTCTTTGACCATGGGCGAGACTTGCTTTGTGAGCTTCAACTCGAAGCGGTCATAGGCGCCTGATTCATCGGGGCGCTCAAACTTCCTCATGGTTGAGTGTCCCAGGACTACAACGTTGATGCCTGAAGCGACGGTGTCTGTGAGGTAATCAAGCAAGCGGCCAAACTCCTCCTGGAGGATGGTATACCCCTTACCGTAACCCCATTCTTCGATGCTCTTTTTACCATCGCGCGCCATGATGTACTCCGCGCACATGCGCTCAGCTGCGTCCATGGTGTCGATAACTACCGTAGAGCATGGAACCTCGCGGTTCTTGATGGCCGTAAGTTCTGCGCGAAGCATCGACCAGCTTGAAGGTGATTCAAGTCGCACGACAGGCAGCTGGTTTGTGCCGCCTTCCAAATCGATGAAGATTGGGTTTGGCCACATGGCGGCAAGCGTGGACTTACCAATGCCTTCGGGTCCGTAAATCAGCGTTTTAATTGCGGTACGCTGTACACCGCTGATGATATTAAACTGTGCCATTACAATCCCTTCCATTGCTGAGTTGTTGGCTGTGTGTTTGTGGTTGGCTGAACCGTGTCGCCGTCCCAGTCAAGCGCGTGGGATTTCTCCGGAGTTGGCTCTGCGAGGTCTTGACCCTCAATGCGGCCGTCCACAATTACCACGGTGCAGGAGTCGTCTGTGGCCACGCGGGTACCGATAATCTGCAGTCCCTCGTCCTTCGCCCACTCGCCGAACTTCTTGAGTTCGTCTGTGTCGAACTGCTCCAACTTATCGACCAACACAAAGCCACACTCTGGCTTGGTTGCACGAACGATTGCGGTGGCCACGACAAGCTGCTCTGCTCCACTCATATCGCCCCATGTATGATCCTTATAGGTGAGCGCGCCCTCGTCATCAATGGACAGCTCTGGCAGTGGCAGCGGTGCGCCGTCGAGAAGTCCGCGACGCTTTGCGCGCAAGTCTTCAAGTTTCTGCGTAAGACCGTCGTATTCTTGCTCTACGCGAATCGCTTCAGCGTCTGCTTCCGCCTTGGCTTGGTTGTCGCGCACATGATTGTTAATCGTCTCAATGTTTGCGATGGACGACTCAATCTCTTCAGTGCTTTCAAGAACAAGCTCGGCGGTTGTTTGTGCTAGAACCTTCGCCTTTTCTTCTGCTTCCTCAGCTTCCTTCGTGCGTCTAGCCAACTCAGCGCGTGCTTCTGTGAGTTGCTGCTCCAGGTCTGCCACACGCATATTGGTGGCACTTACCGCCGTGCGCGCAAACTCCGCTTTCTTTGCAGTATCTTCCGCGTCTTGCTTGGCTTTCAGTTTCTCGCCGTTGCGTGCCAGGATTGCTTGCTGCTTCTGAATAAGCTCGGCGGCGCTCACAGGCGCGGCTGGTGCGTCATCGTGGTGTGGAAGCTTCTCAGCATGTGCGCGCTTTGCTTTGGCGTCTCGACCAACCAGCTGGCGGTCTTGGAAGGTTGCGCGGATTGAACCGTCAATCTTCGCAAGCTCTGCATCAATGCCCAGCGTCTGCAGAAGCGCGGTCGCCTTGTCGGCGTCTGTTCCGTTCATAAAGCGCGGAATGTTCAGCGCTAACTGGCTGATGAAGTCGTTCAGTAGTTGCTGGCCGGCTTTCTTGCCCGTTGTGTCCGTGACATGAAGCGAGCCATTCTTGCCCTTACGCTCGACCACGATGCCGTTAGACAGCTCAACGCGCAGCCTTGCGGGTGTTGCTCCGCCTTTGCGATTTGGGTCGGCAGGCTTCATCTTGTCCCCGCCCAGCGCCCATGCAATGGCATCGAGTACGCTCGTCTTGCCCTGGGCGTTCTTGCCGCCGATGACGGTGAGCCCGTCCTGGGCTGGTTCCAGCTCTACGGCGTGAATACGCTTGACGTTTTCAAGTTCAAGCGATGCGATTTTTACACTCATATATAACTACCTACTCTCTGGTTCTGTTTTGTTAATCCAATGGATCATGACTGCCGCGGATATAGCCGCGACTAAAAATGCAGGCGCAAAGCCGAACTTCCACATCAGCCACAAGATAATGAGCGGTGTGACACCGCACAGACTCATGGCCACAAACAGCTGCGGGATGAACCTCTTTGCTTTACCTGCTAAAATAGAGAGGTCAAACGCCGGATGTGGTTTGTTTGACCCGCTCCTGCGACTCTGCAAAGTCGTGGGAGCACTTTTTGTTGCCTTCAATTCCTTAAACCTCCATCTCGCGCATCCATTTAAGAAGTTCAGCCTTCTTAATACGACGACCGCGAACGTAACCATGCGGCATCAATGAAGAAAGTTCGCCGCGCTTGATAGCTGTCTGAATAACAGCACGCGAAAACCCTGAAATAATCGAAGCTTCGGCCACTGAAACCGTTAACTTCTCAGGCGTCTCTGTTG